TGCTGATATTTTGTTAGCATTAATTGTACCAGTAACACTTAATGATGCAGGACTAAACTCTCCTGCAATAACTAGATTACCACCTACTGAAACATTTGAACTAAAGTCACCAGTTGTACCTGCAAAAGTACCACCAGTAAATGTATTAGCTGTTACACCAGAAACACTGACACTTGTTGCTGCACCAGCACTTACAATTTGTCCTACAGAATTTACTTCTATATTAGTTGCTGGACCATAGGAAGCTGAAGTAACTCCAGTAGTATTAAGAGCAATAGTAGGATTGCCTTCAGTGCCATCAGCATTAGTGATTGAAACACCCGCCCCACCAGTGATTGTTCTGCCATATACATTACCTCCACTTACAGCTACAATGCCTGTAGCACCTGTTAGGTCTGCTACTGCATTAAGAGTTGAAGCATTAGCTGTAAGTGTTACTCCACTTAGTTGAAAAGTTCCATTAATGTTTACCGCACTTTGACTAAGTTGTAAAGGTGAATTATTTCCTTCACCATCCTGTACAGATTGGACTGTACCAGTTAATCCAGTATTACTACTGCCAACTTGTAAAAGCTGCTTATAAGTATTAGCAATTTGTGTTCCAGTAAGTGTCGCCATTATATACTATTCCAATAGTTGTCAGTGTCTTCCCAAATTAGTGCAGCATCTTCCCAATCAGTTCCTCGTTCAGCATTAAGTTCTGGGCGTGGATTACGAATTGCTGGGTTGTCTCTTACATCGGGTGTTTTATTTTGTGGATGGTTCTTTAAGTCATAAGCACCATCGTAGTCTGTTGGGCAAACTAGCATTCCGTAGCTGTTCATTTTTAGTACCCTGTGAGGATACCGAAAACCGCACGTATCGCATATTGCTAATGCTCTTTTAGTGCTTGCCATAATTCTTAAACTCTATTTAAATTTGGTACTATACGTAAGCTTGCTCTTTCTTTATCTTCATCCATTGCACGTGCTAGACGTTCTTCATATTCAGCTTTAAGAAACTGAATACGTCCACCTTCTATACCGGGACGTTTCATTGACATAAAGTAAGATAGTCCTGCAGTAAGGCAGGGATAAAAACGTCTAGAAATATCTGCAGTCTGTACAGCAGATTTGTTTACATCTTGAGTATACCGCACTTGTTCAATTTTTAAAAGGTCTGTTGTATTCTCTGGAATAGGCCAGAGATACATTGTTGGATTATCTCTATCACGCCGTACAGCATATTGTGATGGACGACCTGTTTGACCTTTACGTGGAATCTTGAGATATTCTTCCATTGTAATACGTTCTAATTGAAGATCAGTATCGTCACGATTAAGAACAACTTCAAGAACGTCTACGGTGCTAGAAGCTAGAGCATAAGCTGTTACACTTGTAGATACAGAAACTGTAGTAGTATTAGCAGTCCAAAGCAGTACACCACGATTCTGCCAATCCTGTAGCAGTAGATTAATTGAACGTCGAGCAGATTTAGGATCATGTCCTAGTGTCTGTTCACCGCCAATCATCTCCATTGCTTCTTGAATAACTTCGTCAATATCCATTGAGAAGTTATATGTACCGCTAGTAGTCATTACTTAGCCTTTCTTTTAACAACCTTTTTAATTTTCTTCTTTTTCTTTTTCTTATAAGGTGGTTTAGTAACTTGTTGTGTTATATTAGAACGACCTATAGCCATTAACACCTCCACCGCTTACGTGCTTGACGCAAACGGCTGTTAGGATTTTTAGCAGCTTTAGGAAACTTTTTCATTTGTCCTGCTGATCGTGCACAATATGACTTACGTCGTGCTGCACGTGCTTTAGAAGGTTTCTTTTCAGTTACGGCTGTTTTAAGCTTAGAACCGGGATTCTGCCTACGATATTTAGCAACACCCTTCTTGGTCATTCCTGCACCAGACTTAGTGGGACGTTTGTCACCACTCTTGATGCTCATGCCTTTCATGCCAGTGCCTTTACGTTTACGTACAGCCATTATGTAACCCTTCTATATCGTCTTACTTTTTTAGCAATCTTCTTTGGTTGTTTAGCTACTTGCTTACCCTTCTTAGTTGCTTTACGTTTAGCTTTTGTTGTAGCAGCATATTCTTTAGCACTAAGACGTTTAATAGCTTTCTCTGGTAAGTATCTTTCACCAGTAGCCTTTGGACCTTGCGTAGATGGCTTACCTGATTTAGTACGCCATTTCTGCTTAGTCCAAGATTTAAGACTACGTTGTGGTTTTTTCAAAGCCACTTTATTTTCCTACAAGAGCCTTGATCTTTGCAATAATACGTTTTACTGTATGTACAGGACACATTTTACAATTACATTCCATTATGATCTATAACCTCCACCTTTGGCTTTATATTGTTTTGCAAGCATTTGTGCTTTACGTGCTGACCATTGTCCCGGTCTACCGCCTTTACCTCCAGCCTTAATACTTTCAAAAAGTCTTTTACGCATTGTAGGCTTAGTGTAGTTACCAGCCTGATTGACTTTTGATTTAGGCTTTGCGGTAGTTTTTCTTGACTTTGTTGTTCGACGTTTTACGGCCATTTGCCTTTCTCCTACCAGCTTTTCGAAGTGCGATAGCTACTGCTTGTTTCTGTGGTTTACCAGCTTTCATTTCTCTACGAATGTTTTCACTGATAGTTTTTTTACTTTTACCTTTTTTAAGTGGCATTATCTAGCATTCTTTACCATTGATGCACCAAAATACATTCCAATAATAGCAGAAAGTAGATGCGTATCCAAAGGTGTTAGAACTAATCCTTTAAGTGATTGCCAAGTAACAGTCTCAGTTCCTTCAGTTATAAATAGAAAACCGGGATTCCATTGTGTGTATCCAACTGTTACTGCTACGTCAGGCCAAAATACTGCAACAACTTTAGGCCAAACAATAATTGCAGCTACTGCAGATAATGCAATAATACGCCGTGTAACTTGAAAACCTTTATTCTCATAACGACGTGCTTCATCAGTAGCTTTAGACTGTGCAGCTAGTCCTTCTATTGCTCTATCAAAAGCAGCTTGTTTAGCTTTTTGGTTTTGACTCCAAATAGTCATTACTCCAGATAATAATCCAGAGCCAAGCATTGTTATAAGTTCTAAAGGTATTCCACCCATAATTAGGCTTTCATTACTTTACCAGCACCGCGCATAGCAGCACCACAACCACGTCCTATTTTACCACCAGCTTTCATTTTTTTCTTGTTTTCTGAAGGAGTACCTTTAATATCTCTAACAGTATCTTTCATTCTAGTAGCTATTGTTTTACCCATAGAATCGCTACCAGCAAACCGTTGTTCTTTTGTTTGTTCATAAGCAACAGGAGCAAGAGCAGCAGCAATACCTACTGGTGTAGGACTTATTACAGGTTTAGGTTTAGGAAACTTTTTAAGATTAGTAGGTCTAGAACGAACTTGTCCAGTTTTAGCAGACCTACCTACAACATTAGCTACATTTTTACCTGTAGGTTTTCTTGTACCTAATTTCCCTTTATCCCTAGAATCTTGCTTAACATTAGCTACATTTTTTCTGCTACGTGGTTTATCAGGATCAGCTTTTAATATTTCATACCTACCACGAGTTTTTTTACCCGGATTTTCTTTCCCCATAACGCTTCTCCTTAGTATAATCTATTATGTGAACAACTATACTTTCCAGTTTTACCGCCTTTTTTCATTTTCTTCATATAACCACCAGCCTTTTTCTTCATAGGAGGCTTAGGTTTACGCTTGGGTTTTGGAACAGGTTTTTTACCCTTCTCTTCAAATTTAATTTTAGCGTCCATATCTTCTTGAGAAGGAATACCCATTTTAATTTCCATTTCTCTATCACGCAATCCCTTGCTATAATCTGCAGGTTTTTTATCTGCCATAATTATCTCCTTTTATTAATTAGAATTAGGTACAAGATTATCATCTGCACCTGCAGGACTTGCTGGTGCTTGCATATCATCTCTTCTTGTACGTCGTGCTTGATTACGCTGTAGATCAAGAACTTGATTATATTGCTGTTGATATAGTCCAGCAGTTTGATAATCTTTTTGAAACATTGAAGCTTCAACCATACAAGCATTAAACAGAAGATCATAACAAAAATCTGTAAAGT